CTTCGACTGTAGTTTCTTTTTCTTCAATTTTCTTTTCTACCACCTTCTCTTCAACCTTTTTTGGTTCAAGTGTTTCTATAACATCAGTGATAGTCTTTCTTTCATCTTCATTTGCTGTGGTTTTAAGTGATTTTTTAAGAATGTCAATTATAAGTTCAGCACTTTTAGAAGTAGTTTCTTTTTCTTCAGTTACTTCTGTTTTAGGTTCTTCTTTCTTTTCTTCAGGTTTTGCTTCTGTTTTAGTTGCTTCAGGAGCTGCTTCAACTGGTTTTTCTACAACCACTTCTTCAGCTTTCTCTTCGGGTTTTACTTCAACCTTCTCTTCTACAACTTCTTCAGTTTTTTCTACTACTGGAACTACTTCCTCTTTCTTTTCCTCTACCTTTTCTTCTGGTTTGGCTTCTACAACCACCTCTTCTTTCTTTTCCTCTACTTTCTCTTCAACTTTTTCTTCCGGTTTTGCTTCTACCACAACTTCTTCTTTCTTCTCTTCTACCTTTTCATCAACTTTCTCTGTTGCGGCAGCTACGTCTATTTCTTTCTTTTCTTCCACTACTTTTTCTGTTGCTTTCTTTGCCTCTTTGTTTTCTTTCATTTCTACTTCTCCTCCATTATCTGCGATTTCTGCGATTTCCAGTGATTTGGCTATATACCAACCAATAGATTTGGCCTCAGGATTCATTGGTACTGTCACCAAAGACACCTCAAGCAACATCATTTTTTTAATGAAATTTACTGTCCTCTTTACTGCTGCTACGAATTCCTCTTTCTTTTCAAGTACCCTTAATCTTACAGAAAACTTATTGATTATTTCTTCTTCAACTTTCTCCCATATAGGTTCACAATCTTCTGACTTGGAAATGACAATTTTGATATACAATCCTTTCTTGTCAAGTTTTGATTTTACAACCTTACCTATAGGTCTGTCTAGATCGTGATTGTATAATACCGTAGAATTTGTTTCTAAATCCTTTTCAGCACCTTTCATAGCATCATCTGTGATAACATCACCAGCTAAATCAAGATCGTTGGTAACACAGTAACCTTCGATAACTCTGTCGCCACTTTTTTCTGTATATTTTTTAACAATGTCAACAGGGAATTTGAATGTCACAGCCTTAAATTTGTCTGCCATTTGCTACCTCCTTAGTCTGGAATAATATCAAAGAAGACAATATCATTTGCTGGATCATCATCCTCTGTCTCTTTGCTTTCTTTTTCATTATCTTCTACATCATCAGTAGAAACATCAGCATCTATATCTGATTCATGGATATATCCTTCAGCACCCATTCTTTCAGCTAGAGTCTTGTGGACTCCCATTAAATCTTCATAACTTATTTCAACACCTTCTGAATCAAGTACCGATTCTCCTTCGGTCATTCTTTTTGCTATACTATGAATGATTTTATGGTTATATAAAACATCTGGAATCTCTAATGATTTAATATCTTCTGTTATATTCATCTTAACTTGCTGTACTGGATTATCTGGGTCCTTGATGAATGATGGATTTCCTTCTTTAAACATTTGAAAACCTTTTGGCTTTCTATATTTCATTGGATCATCAAATCTTATGAACTGCCATACATCATAAACATATAGCACATCAGCCTTCGGCCACCATCTTACTCTTTCTTCTATAGAAATACCATGTTTCCAGTGGATATTGTCAAAATCATCTAGTGAGTATGCTGTTGGAGCACAAAGATAATATATTCCATAAACCTTATCGGAACACAACCATATAAGTTCATTAAGATGTTTCTTTAGTTTTACTGATTTAACCACAACATGCGTACTGTATGCCCAAATTCTTTCTGCATATGGTGGTGATAGATACATCATCCAGTTGGGAGCTGCTTCTTTAAATTTGCCAGTTGCCCAACCTTTAATCTTTTCCGAATCACTTTCAATCCATTGTTTTGCTCTTGTAACAGTCCATTTATTTTCATCAAATAGATGGCATTGAGGACTTACTATATTCTTTGCTTCTTCTTTCGAATCTTTAAGAACTCCAACAATTACCTTTATACCCTTAGCTTCTGATATAGTGATTGTTTTAAAAGAATCCTTTATAAACAACTTCTGATCTTTTTGTTTTATTTTTATATATTTATCAAAATTATCAGCCATGTACAGCCTCCTATTCTTCACTCTTTTTACTCTTTTTAAGCTTCTTTTTAAGTCTCTCTATCTCTTTATCTTTAGCAGCTATGGCATCATCACTGTTTCCAGTTGCTTTACTTCCACTGCCCGGAAGCTGAGCCATTGATGCATCAGAGAAAGGAATAATTGGCTGATCTCCCCATGCTACAGGCGGTAAACCTCTTGCGGCCCTAACTTCATTGACTGTTCTTATCTGGTTTCTTAAATCTCTTTCATCAAGTTCTGCTACATATCCTGCATCAAGTGAATCGACAGGATTAAATTTAAATGTTAATTTTACACCAATAAATAATTGTTTTATAATCTTTCTATTAATTCTAGATGCTTCTATCTGTTGAATCGGTTTAACACAAAGTGATTTAAATATATTAATTTGATCTGGTGCTGATCCACCATTACCATCAACTATCCCTGCTACAAATGGCGGTACTCCTACTTGTGATAGAATTTCAAGCATAATACCTTTTCTGTATTCCTGAAACTCTTCATCATTTCTTAATGATATTGGTTTTACAACTACACCACCACCAGTTACTAAATTCTTATGTGGCTGTCCTTTTAAATTCTTCTCTGCAAGTGTTATGAAAGCATTAATGTCTTCTTGCTTAGCACCAGTCCCTAAATCAATGTGAAGTCTTGGTGTGGCATTATTTTCAAAGAAATCAGCATTATATACTGTTGCGTATATGTACGATGCTATAAGATTCTTTAATGTTGCTCCCGGTGCAAGTCCGTATGTGTCATCTAAAGGTGAAGAAAACTTATAATGGATAACTTGCTCTGGATTAAACTTTATTTTTTCCGTTCCATTTTGCTGTACATATTTTGTTACTTTACCGTGACTATCAGTTTCAATCTTCATTGTTTTAGGGTTTAACCTATACAATTTATATGGAAGATCTACATTATATGGATCAACACGACTATCATTAAGCTGTCTCTTGAAGCGCATATACTTTGGAACATCTACGGTTATTTCTTGGTATGCATCACCATAAGTAAGCATATCCAGCGAAATATCCCTTAACATATCTGACCATTCATCTTCGTCGTTTGGTTCATCCAAGAATCTGTGAATAATGATAGCATGTCTATCATTCATTTTTTCACCTTTCCAAGGATTAAGATGATATCCACCAACTACTACACCCTTTGCTGCTGTGTCTATTGCTTTTCTTAATGGTTCAGACTGTTCGTAATATTTTTGATTAAGGTCAGAAGTTGAGACTTTTCTCATTTTATCTGCATTTCCACCTAAATCCAATGTGCCAATTGTTCCAGCGTAGCTTTTGTTCTTTTCACTTGCTAGTGTTGACTTAACCAATGCCCTTACTTTCGCTTGTGACAGTGCGGCTGCTGATTTTTTCGTTGTTGTTGTAAGTTTTTTTCTTGCCATTTATCCTCCTTTCCCATTACATATTGACCAGTCCAAATGCCGGTCTCATTGTACTTGCCTTTACTACCCTTGATGCATCCATTATAAAAGGTGCTATGACATATGTTCGTATCATTGCTAGATTGTGATCTGGGTGTTCATTATATACATATGTACCATCATTTGCTCTCATTTGGGTACTTTCATGCACCTCTCTTTCTATAGCTACGTCGTCTTTTGGTAATAACAATTTCTTGTCTTCAAATCCTAATTGCATCTGTAGAGTTGAGAAGAATTTCACCTTTTCGGTTATTGCATGCCCTTCTTCATTCTCAGATGTCTTAACTCTGCTTGCGAAATTTACTTCAACTGGTCTATATGTTTTCTCTTCACAAATATTATCATCAAATAAATCTAGAATAACACTCCTTCCAGCTCCACCTGCATCAACTGATACAAAACTTGCGTGAAAGTGTTTACCCAACATATGTAGTAACTTCGCTTGATTAGTGAATGATATTCTTCTAACCAACATTTTAAAAAATAATTTAGATATACCGTCTTTTTCTAGCCATACGCCTATAACGGTCGGATCTGGATCATAACCTATGTCGGCTGATATCCCTATCTTCGCATCAAGCGGAACTGCAGGGAGTTTTAAATCCTCGAACTTCACTGCTCCGGGCTTATTTTTCTTACCTTCAAGTATTAGCTGTTCATAATTTGGAATCTCAATCATACATGGTCGCCAATGTCTTTCTGGGAAAGTCATATGAGTTAAACCACCCCATTCTGCACATACTTGATTCTTCCAACCTTGTGAATTATCACCACCGTAAAGCTTTAAAAGCCTTTGCTTCATCTTCTCAGACCAAGTTGGATCATTCCATTTTTCTATTTTATATTGTGCATAATCATCATCTATGGAACATTTATATAAATATGAGTCCCTATTTCCATTTGGTACTCCAAATATTTTTATGACATGTTCTGGGTTTAGACAACCCTGAAGCTGTTCTGTTGGTTCTCTCATATAAAGTTGACCTTCATCAACCCATACATGATCAACATGGAGTCCTAAAACTGTAGTACCAGAAGTACCAGCAATCCTACCATTCAATTCATATCCATTTTTAAAACGGATAAAATAATCTGGTGAGCGAAGTACCCTTTTTACTGACTTGCGCAGTAATGGTGAACTGTATATCCTCTGTATTATTTTTTCAAAGAGCGGTCTTAAATGTGCTGCATTAGGTGCGGTAATTAGTCCTTCTTTGCCGGGATTATGTCTTTGTGTAAAGAGTACATCCCCTTCTATGAATATTGACTTTCCGACACCTCTAGCTGAAGCACAACATATATTCTGGATACTTTTATCAAATCTCTGGAGAAGCATATCCTCTTGGTAATACCTTGCTGCCCAAGGGAATAAAAAACCAAAAAAATCAATTGGATCAAAATAACTCTCGCCAAGTATCTGTTCTCCCTCGTATGTCTTAATTACCTTTGCCATTAGTCACCTTCCAGTGGAGTTACAGAATTACTCGCTTTAAGCGAGGTATTAGTTGATGTTATTGAAACTTCCTCCTTGATTATTTTTTTTGGTTCTTCTTTCTTTTCCTTCTTATAATTCGGGTTTAGCCTATATGTGATATTCTTATGTCCACATTTCTCACATTTATA